CAAAAACACCACCACTAGTACCACAGTCAAGATATTGGATGCCAAGTTTAGCAAGCCTTTCTGCCCTGCGGCGAGAGTCTTTAAAATTGGAATTGCCATGATCAATAATAATATCACCCTCCACACAAAGTGGTAATAGCTCATTGAGTGTGTCCTCCACTGTTTCTGCTGGTACAACCATCATGAAGACACCTGGCACTTTACCAGTCATCTCCGATCCTTCGTGGACTACTTGAACAAGGCTTTCCAAAGAAGTGGCATATCCACTGATATAACCCTTCTCATATTGCTCATTTGCTTTTTGAACATTATTACGATACCCATGTACTTCAATTCCCGATTTGATCATACGACGAGACATACCCTCGCCCATACGACCGAGACCAATCATTCCAACTTTCATTTAATTCATCTCCAATATAAAGTATTTATTTCAGTGTTCAAGATATTTTTTTGGATTTTTTCTTACATCAAATGTAAAATAACTAAAGGGAACAAGCAATAAAGTTCCCAGTAAAGAACCCAACAATGCTGGGTCAAGTGTTGTTAGAAGTGAATGAATCATAGTAGTTCCTTAAGAATTGATTCTTTAGTCACGTTGTCTCCAATCATCAGATCTTTCTTCATGAAACCAGTCAACGATTTCGTCTGGTGAATTGAAACCCCTTTTGTGATTACTTGAATCGGGGTTTCCAATATTCAAGTTATTCAGAAAAGAATCGTTAGGATTCGTACTCATACGTCTTGCGGTTTTTAACATTCCCCTAGCAGATGTATTTGCTTTAGAAAGTTTTTCTGCCCAGATCATATCTTCTATAGATACTTCCTGTCCTGCTGCAATTGCTTTACAGATGCCTTCAAGACGCAGGCGATATTGAGTTGATAACATAAAAAAAGATTACTGATAATATTATTTAATGTGGTTGTTTTTCAATTATTTTACGTGTACTGTACCAATCATGCCTGCCCCTTTATGAGGACCACACCAGTATGAATAATCACCTGCCTCAGGGAAAGTGACATCAAATTCTTCACCAGGCATCATTGCTAATGCTTCGTGAGAAAGTTCATCATGATCTTCCACAATTACATTGTGGGGTGGTAACATGTTATTAACAAAATGGACTGATTCGCCAGCAGAAATAGTTACTTCAGCAGGCTCAAAAATAAGATTGCCATTAGCCCCCATTTGAACGTCTACAGCATATGCTGCACGGGGACCAATAGCAATCGCAATAAAGATAAATGTGAGTAAGAGTAGTCTTCTTAGTAATTTCATACATGTGTGTACGACTACACTATCTAGTTATTTTTAACTAGTGACTTTTAGCATGTTAGGATCTCCCTACAATAAATCCATTTTCTTCTAACCACTGTCGTGTCTTGGGAGTTGGTGTATATACTTCCCACATCCTACCTGATGCACATGCTTCTAGTGCATCCTTAGTCATACCTTCAGTTTTACCCGCCCATGTTGCTTCCTTTTCCCATGGAATTGCATGTGGCATATCTCGGTATGTGTCAGTAGCAATCTCTTGCCAAATCATAGGAACATCTTCTTCGTTCATAATAATAGCAATGAAATTATTTTTAATGCTACCTGCCATACAGTCTTGAGCAGCGTGCCATCCTTCATGACGCATCACAGACATTAGTGTGCCAGGACGATGCATAAAACTTCTATTCAAAAAGAAGTTATTGCCAACGGTATGATAGACTCCACGATGACCAACAGGAAAGTATTTTGAGTCTGCTAGAAACACTTTAACTCCGACCCGATTGAGAGCAGAGAGCATTGAGTGGAATTCGTCAGCAACGATATTATAATCAGTACTAGGGTAGACATCAGCAATATCGCTGACACTGAAAATTTGGGTGACATTATCGTTACATTCTCGTAGTAGCATACATCCCATAGAATGCATGGTAAAATATTCATTGTCCTTTAGAGGATCTGCAAGTACAGGGGAAGTCAAAGATAGACTAGCAAGCATACTAACCAGCAGTTTTTTCATGTAATCATTTTAATAGCTTCCTGTAATTCTAATGCATGATTCTTCTCATCGTTCATAATATCACGGATCCTGTTGTCATCCTTATCAATGTATAAGAGATACTTTTCGTAAGTTTCTGCTGCGTGAACTTCTATTTTGTAGGAGAGGTCATAAGCAGAGCGAGGAGCCAACCAGTAATAAACCACATTGACCCAATAGTAGATAAGTACGAGGTGTCTGGCGACAAAGCGATCCACCCAATAAGCACTACCGCCCCTAGTCTCCATGTATTCAAGATGTTCGGTTTCGTTAAGAGTTTGAGCAAAATGTTCCTCCATCAGATAGATGTGTTCAGGACCTCTCAATCCAAGAGATTCTCTTAAATGTAAGACACTCAAAAAAGCAAAATAGGGTGCCCGAGCTATTTCCTCAAGCACCCAAAATCTTTGAAAGTGTCTACCTCTATAGAGGTAATCAATAATTGATACTGTGTTATCTAAAACAAAAGAGTTTAATTGTTTCATTTAAGCACTTCACTTTTTACCTTATCTATAATGTCATCAATGACATTTACGTCAATATGCATGAATGGAGGAATAATTCCTAAAATCCTTAACAATCCATCTACAAATAGTGCAAGACATGTGAAACCTAATATCATGCTAATAATCGTAGCTTCACGATTATGTTTTGCCATAGACGCTTCATCAATTGCTCTTGCTTCTTCTAGTGCTTTAGCGATTAGAGCATCTACTTCTTTTTTTGTATAGAAACTACCTAACCATGGTATGTCATGTCTATCCATAATATGCTTTGTAATATGCCACAACACCATCAGGTCTCATGTTTCCTTGGGATACCCAATCATGAGCACATTGGTATATGGACTCGTTTGTATTGGTAGAAGAACCATCTTCTTTTAGTTCACTACCAAATTTGTGTAATAGAATCTTTAGTACAGATTCTCTGACGAACATTTTTTCGTCACTGTAACGCCAATCTTCAGTCATCAAGAATACACTCCCCTTCTGTAATAGCACAGTAACCTTGTTCACACAAGTTCCTTAATTTTTCAATGAGATCTTCATAAGTATCCCACATAAATTCAGAACCTGTTTTTTCTTGATAGGACTTACATGCCCTGATCAAGTGCTGTACATCATTTTCGTTTAGTCTCATGGTTTCCATGCTACGCTAAACTAATTATAACTATACTGTCAACTACTGTACCAGAAATGTCAGGGTTCGTCAACTTCTTTTTCGTGTGACGGAATTTCTGTTAAAGAATGTTCGCACATCATGGCATATAATCTGGTTTTCATGAAACGCAAATACTCTTGCTCTTCATAGGGTCTTTTTGGTGCACCTGGCCAAGTTTCAAATGCATAGCATATTGTGCTATACAATAAACGAACCTCATCTATGCCCATGGAGAAAGTACAATACCATTCTCCGTCATCACGAGGATCTTCTTGAGGTTGAATGGACATTACGCTGATACCGTATTATTAGCAGAATTTCTTCTTTGATATGCTGCTGGTGTTCTTGTATTGTTATTAGACAATCTTGCTTGGAATGCAGCGGGTGTTCTTGTTGAGTTGTCAGACTTTCTTGCCTGATAATCTGCGTTCCAATTTTTGAATGTTCTAGTAGCCCATCCCTCAGTTCCTGAGAAATGATTTACAGTGCTGCTGCCTGGTTGGGGATTAACAGCATTACAATCTTTATCATTTCTTTGATATGCCATTAGCGTTTACCTCCGTTCATTTGTTTGAGCATCTTCTGTAGTTCTGCTGTAGAACCTACAAACATAGCGTTGTTTGTAACCTTGGATGGACCTTTCTTTTCTTCGTCAAGATCCTTCATCTTCTTATGAAGATCCTGTAGTTTCTCAGTCATGTCTGCGACGTGCTTCATTGCCGCTACAGCGACTTCATATGCTCTTGGATGCCCTGACTCCTGAGCAACCTCTAAGGCACCTCTGACCGCCTCCTGACCCTGATCTATAAGGGAATATAATTCACCACGGGTATATCTATAATCTTTTTCACGATCCTCTTCATCCACCTTGGGTGGAACTGGTTTAGACGGTTTGGATTCCTCAACAGGTTCGGCACTGATGTTGAGAATTTC